CAGTGGCTCTCCATCTGTCAGCCTGACATGGAGGACTATCAGTACCGTTGCCTGATTACAAACCTCGAGCCAATCTCTGTTGGCTGGCTGCCATTCGCATTTGAGGCTACAGTCACCTGCGACTGCCCTTACGCTTACGGTTTCCCTTTCACAGAGACATACGAAGTGGCCGGCGAAACTGAAATCGTCTTTCGGAACAACAGCTCGGTTCGGGAGTATATCAAGCCCGTACTGACCATTGAACCGACAGCGGCCGACTTCTCCATCGTGAACGCTGATGACAATGGACGCGAGTTTAAGCTGACGGGCGTACCCGCGGCTGATTCTATCATTACGGTGGATAACAACGCCGGTATCATCACCGAATCCCACGGTACAAACCTGTATGACAAGTTCAATATGAATTTTTTCCGGCTGGTTCGCGGTGATAATCACCTGAAAATCACTGGCAACGGCAAGCTCACAATCAGCGGCAGAATGCTATACAACGTGGGCGCATAAAGGAGGTCTGTGTATGTATCTCGATTATACGCAAATCGCCTTTGACAAATTTGGTCGGCCGGAGCCGCCTACCCTGCTGCTCCAAACGGCTGACGAGCGCACGATTGGCACGCTTCCCAACGTGGCGAATCTGAAAATCACAGTTAACTTTTCCGAAACAAGCGAAATCTCTTTTGACCTGCCCGCCTATTCTGACGGCGTGCCGACGCCGCTTTATGATAAAGTGGTCGGTTACAAGGTGATTCGCACCGAACATTATGGCATCTTTCTGCTGATGAAGCCGGAAATCTCCGGTGACGGTATCGAAGAGATTAAGTCGGTGACCGGCTACTCTCTGGAGAAGAAGCTGGAGAACAAGCAGTTCTTCCTCGAGGAGGGCACATTTAACTTCTGGAATCCCGCGACGCCGGATGACACCATTCTGGGTCGAATTCTGGAAGTATCCCCGGGCTGGAAGGCAGGATATGTTGCGCCGTCTTTGATTGGACGTTACCGCACGTTCGACCAGTATGACGACTATGCGCTGAGTTTTCTGTATGATGACGCAATGGATACGTTTCGCTGCGTGGTTGTATTCGACGTGTACAATAAGACGATCAACGCTTATGATGCGGACGATGATGTGTCTGCCCTGCCGATTTACCTCGGGTTCGACAACCTCGTAACCGACCTTGATATCACAGAACTGACTGATGAGTTAGTAACTGCTATGACACCAAGCGGCGCGGACGACCTTGACATACGACAAGTAAACCCGACCGGTACGAACTGGATTTACGACATCTCGTACTTTATCGAGAATGGCGATATTCCCTCTGCTCTGGCAGAAAAATGGACAGAGTGGCAGGAAAGTGTGCTGAACCGACAGGAATACTACAAGGGATTAGTCGGACTGCGGGCTTCTGCAACAGCACGGCTGCTCTCCGAACAAGCCAAACTGGTTGACCGAAAAGCCGAACTGGACGACCTGACGAATCAGCAGTCTGTAACCATTCAGGCTCTGGCTCTGGAAACGACCGCGGACGGTAAGGCTTCGCAGCAGAAAAAGCTCGATGAGATCAACGCCAACATGGAGAAGAAAAAGAAAGAGGTTGCCGACCAAGAAGCTGTGGTAGCAGATATCAAGACCACGCTCGACGCTTCCAACCCCGACTCCTATCCGGCGCAAATCAAAGCCGTGAATGACGAGCTGAAGCTGACGGCTTTCTTTACCGCAGACGAGTACGCACTGTTACGGCACTACTTTATCGAGCAACCGCTTTCGGATGATACCTTTGTCGCTTCCGATGTTGATACCGCTGTGACCGGTGAGAGCTCCAAGGTGACGAATGGCGCGATTGCTATTTCTGATTCAACCCTCGCGCAGGTTGACTTCGGCGAGATCAAGAAGAAGATGTACACCATTGCTGGCGGCACTGCTGTGGTAACAGCGGCGAACAAAATGTCCATTTCAATTATCCGTGGTACTCTGGAACACAAGGCCGGAGACGAGTTTGTGTTCAGTTTGTACTGCGGTGAAATGAAAATCGGCGAAAAAACCGCACCGAGCGGTCTGATTACGCTGACCGGTACGCTGTACAACCTCAAGAACGACATTCACGAGGTAAACGACAAAGAGGTTATTACCTATGAGGGCACTTCTCTGTCGTTTGACATCACGGCGGCCGACCTTTATATGACGACCAATGTGTCGGATTATCAGAAGTATTCCGTCGAGATGGAGCTTTACGACCATGCTGTCAAGACGCTCGCCGACGTTGCTTCGCCGACCTATGAGTTCAGCGTTGAAACCGGCAACTTCATCTGGGCGCAGGAGTTCGAGCCGTTCCGAAAGGGACTGGAGCTCGGCAAAGGCGTTTACCTGCGTCTGCACAATGATGAGGTTATTACCCCTGTTCTGATTGGATTCGACCTCGACTTCGAGGATCAGGAGAAGCTGTCGCTCACCTTCTCCAACAGATTCAAGCGTCACGACAACGTGGCGAACCTGAAAGAGATGATTGAGAACAGCTATTCTTCAAGCCGCAGTTTTGACGCGGCGAAGTATACCTACAATCAGACGGCGAATCAGGCTTCCAAGGTTTCCGAGTTCATGAACAGTTCTTTGGACGCGGCGGTCAATTCTATTATTGGCGCAAAAAACCAGAGTGTCCGCATCGACGGTGCTGGTCTGCATATTGGCGAGCCTGACTCTCCGTACCAGATTCGCATTATTAACGGCATGATTGCCATGTCGGACGACGGTTTTCAGAGCGCGAAGGTTGCCATCGGGCACTTTGCAACTGATGAACTGGGCGACCACTGGGGCGTAAATGCCGACATCATCGGCGGTAAGCTGCTTATCGGTAACGGTCTGGTAATCGAGGCTCCGAATGATGACGGTGTGATGCAGTTCAAGGTTGACGCTACCGGCGCTTGGCTGTATAACTCTACCTTTGTTTTGGCGAAGGACGGTGGCGGAAAGATTTTGATCGACCCGCGCTACGGCATTGCATCCGGCAAGGGAGACTTGTACACAACGAACGGCACGACAGTTACCCCCTCGTTTATTGACGAGGACGGCAAGATTGTGTTCGATGATGATATCACGCTGAAGGGCTTGAAGATTCCGAAGGGTACGAATTTTTACATCGACGCCAATGACGGCAAGGCTTATTTCCGTGGCAATATCTATGCCGAGGACGGCATTTTCAACGGCACCGTTTATGCCAAGGACGGCGAGTTTACCGGCAAGATTACTGCGACGAGCGGTGAATTCTCCGGCGAGCTGAAGGGTGCTTCGGGCACTTTCTCGGGTACGCTGAAGGCTGGTAAGATTGACGGCGGTATGATTTCCGGCACGATTAAGTCTGATGAAAAGACTGGAGGAGCATTGGAAGGCGTTAGCTTGAATATCGGCAACGGAGCGTTTCAAGTAGATAGTTCTGGCAACGTAACTATTAAGAGCGGCAACATCAGCTGGGGTGCAGTTACCGGAACCGATGAAATTGACCAGAAAATCGAGAACGCACAAAATACCGCAGATTCCGCATCGAGCAAAGCCAGCTCTGCTAAGAGGGCGGCCGATTCTGCTCAAAGTGATGCTGATGATGCGAATGATGCTATTGCATCGTTAGCCAACGGTAAAAAGATTTCCGGTGTTACCGGAACATTCATCAGCGGCAACACGATTAAATCTCCAAACATCGAGGGTAATAATATTACGGTAAATGGCTACTTTCAAACGAAGTCGTCTTCAAGCACGGTTACCGGCTATATGGGTGCGATGACAGGTGAAGATGTCAACGGACGAGAAACCCCGGGCGTTGGTCTTAGCGCAACCTGCACTAACGGCATTATGCAAGCGCCATACGTTATTGTAACCGACTCGGGCGTTCGTCTACAGGGTGGCGATGTATCGCTCTATGTGACAAAAGGCAGTGCTCGAATCGACACTGGGTCGAAGGTTATCGATCTTTTAAGCACAACGGCTACATTTGGATAAGAGGTGATATACGTTGGCAACTGTATCTGCTCGAAATATTACCTCGACCAGTGTTACTGTCCGCGTAACCGGAGTTAAAAGCGGAGACGAATTATATTTCTTCGTTCGTCTTCAAAGCGATTCCAGTGACGTATCCGGATATGCCTACGATAGTGCGTCCAGCACATCTGCAGAAGCCGATATTGGTGGACTGGAGCCGGGAACCAATTATCTGGCCAACGTCAGAATCAATGGGAAATGGGCTACCGCAGTTAAATTCAAAACTGACCCCGAAGAAGTTGATTTTGGAGGCGATATTGACACCAAATGCACCACAGACTCGATTTCTGCCCGATTGGTTGGTATCAACACCGACTACCCAAACAACAAGGTGAGAGTCACTTTTTATGTGGCTGGGAGCCAAGTATCATCATTTACTTTCGCCGGAGTACCGTCTTCAGGTACAACTAAATGGATGACAAAAACCGGTTTGAAACCCGGAACAAGGTATTCTGTTTCGATTGAAGCTGAAGATCTTGTGACTGGGTGGAGTAATTCTTGGAGTGACAGAGTTACTACAGACAAGATACTCGTTTCTGCATGGAGCTGGTCTTCATCCAACGGTACTGCATCAGCTTCTCAAACTAAAGCTGCTTATACTGCTTTAACCAATAATGGCTCCACTTCGGATTTTTCATATCTTGTGTGGAACGATATGTGCAGCAAAGTTATCGAAATTGAAAATGCGGCTGGTCTTACTTGGAGCACCAAATACGCATCATACGCGGATACCAAAATGTCATCTTCTGACAAGGTGCTGACCGCAACCCGGTTCAATTCACTTCGCTATAATATCGGCCGCAGTTACTCTACCGGTATTAACGAGGTTGCCTCAGGCGACACTGTGTATGCTTGGTACTTTACCACGCTCGCCAGATGTATGAATGAGTGGATAGATCAAATCTAAAGGAGCACACATGACAAAAGAAATTCTCGCGGAAGTAGCGCAGATTCACAATCGTCTGGCGGAAATCTCAGTCCGCGGCGATGATGCTATCCGCATGGCAGAAGTGCTGACGCGCTGCCGAAACCTCGCACAGCAACTCTCAAAACTCGCAGAAGAGGACAACTCTGCGGACTAAGAAAGGCGGTGAACTTATGTCGCTTTGCGACCAATCGCCCTATCAGCTGCCGACCGTCACATTTGTTGGCGGTGCAACACAGCAGCTGGCGTTCCATACCTACTTTGAGGACAACGGCCGCCCGCTCAGCATGAGAGGCTGCACCGGCTACTTTTCTGTAGCTGAGTATCTGAATAAATCTTCTCCGCTGATTACCAAAACGATGGATATCATCGAAAGCAAAACCGATGCGACGGACAACATTCTTCGCGTCGAACTCGAACCATCTGACACGGTCAATCTGGCGGGGAAATTTATTTATCAGGTCACGATCAAAGGTTCTGAGGGAGATGTGGACATTCCCTATCAGGGCATCATGTATGTGACGCGCAATATTGACAAACCAATCATAAAGTAAAGGAGAAAAGGCATGAATACTAAGTATTTTCTGAACCTTGTAGCGGGCAATGTATTCCGTTCCAAGGAGACGCCGGCTATTCCGACGAAGTATTACATCGGCCTGAGCAAGACCGCACCCAATGAGACCGGCGGCAATGTAACGGAGCCGGAGACTGCAGCAGGCTACGCTCGTGTTGAGCTGAACAGTCTGGGTGAGCCGGTTGACGGTCTGGTAACCAACCAGCAGGCAATCAATTTCAACGAGTCTACCAACGGCTGGGGCACTGTTACCCACTTTGTTGTATATGACTCTAATGAGGCCGGCGCAGGCAATCTGCTGATGTACGGCGCACTGACTACGCCAAGAACGGTCGAGACGGCTACCATCATGACCATCAAGGAGAATTATCTCAAGCTGTCCGTTCAGAACCCGACCGCCTAAGTTTAAGATAAGGGGACAAGCATGAAGGATTATAAACTCTATCTTCGTGACCGGCTGCTCGACATTGATCTGGTCACCAAGTCTCGTTACACCGAATGTGACCTGACGATATCCTCTATCCCCTTCCGTGAATATGTCGGCGAGGTATATGACGCAATCATCGTAGACAGCCATGTGGTCGATACTTATCTGACCGGCCTTTTCTCTGTGGATGAAGGCGTGGTTATCCATTCGGAGATTGACCAGATTCTGCGGCACGTTATGGAACGTGGCATGAACGCGCTTGTTATTGACAGCAAAGCGGAGCTCACCTCTCACAAGATTCTGAGCTCCTTCCATAACGCGCTCACAATTCACAGCGAGCCGACCGAACTGCACGCTGAGACCTTCGAACAGGCTGATGACGTTGTTGTTCTGGCGGTAGATAAGTTGAATATGGAAGTACGCAAAAAGCTCTCCGGCACGGAGAATGGTTTGGAGATTCAGACCACCGCGCAGGAGATTAAGCAGGCGCTTGAAAAAGCGACCGGCGCACTTCCCTTCTCCGCAGAAGTTCAGCAGACTTGGAGCCACAAATTCGACAAAGCCGAGAACGCATTGCATTTTCAGGCAGAATTGCAAAGTTTATGCTATCAGCTTTTCTCTGATGGCGGCATGACAGCGATGGAGCCTTACGCGGCACCGCTGCAGGTGGAGATTCTTTACTCTCTGGGCGGCGGCGCTTCTTCTTTCGCCCTTGATTCTACAGTTGTAGAAATAGCAAAGAATAGTTTTCTGCAGACCGAGACTTCCGTGGTTCCGGTCGCGTTCCCGGTTCAGTTTTTACTGACCTATGCCGTAGGCGCAGAGACTCAAACAGTAGTCTCTGCGGCAGTTACCAATCTGTGCTACAACTACTTCTCAGGCGGTAGCTCCAGTATGGAGATCACAGCGAAGCTCGGCGAGCTTGAGGAACACTTCCCGCTCGGCGGCTTTGAAAATGCTGTCCAGATAGAGAATACGGCCGCCGGCCATTTTCTGCTCGAAAAGAGAGAGCACGCTGATTCTGATAGCGTTATCGCGGCTGCATGTGATGCAGCGTTGACTGGTTCTTCTCCTGAGTTGGCTTCTGTTGTGGTACTCGGCTGTGCGATTGAGGAGTTTATCCGAAGATATCGGCTGCTGTCCGAGGTCGATGATGAATCTCTGGCTGACATAGACACGATGACGCTCGACAACTTAGATTATGTGGTTTTGTAAGAAAGGCGGTGTGAGATGAGCAAAACACCTAACTACGACCTGTTCGTCACAGATGATGCAGGGACTAAATTCAAGGACTGGCGCGAACAGATGGCGTCCGAGTCCAATTCCAATATGGTGAAGATCGACGCCGCCCTTTCCGGAAAGGCTGAGCAAAGCCGTTCGGTCGAAATTACGCTGACGGCTGACGGCTGGATTGGCGACGCCGCGCCATTTTCGCAACAGGTTGCAGTAGCAAATCTGAAGGCTGCTACCAACGGCTCTATTGCGATCGCAAGTGGCGCGACGGCAGAGCAGCGTGCGGCTGTCCGCAAGGCTCAGCTTTCGATTGCGGCGCAGGCTGATGGATTGCTTACTCTGAACTGCGACGGCAAGAAGCCCACGGTGGATATTCCTGCTGTGGTTGTACTCTTAGGATAAAGGAGGATGAAATAATGCCTATTATTTCGGCATTTCCGACGGGCGAAAGCACCGTCGATTATACTGGCCCTAAATCCGGTTTGCCATCGCTGGAAGAGGGCAAGGTTGCGTATGTAACCGATGAAAAGCGACTGTATACCGGCAACGCCGATGGCACGAATACACAGGTTCCGAATGCGGATGATGTTAAAACCGATGTTTCAGACGCGGTTAGCTCCCACAATTCTGCGACAGATGCACACAATGCGTTGTTCTCGGCAAAGCAGGACAAACTTACCGGCAAAAAAGGGCAGTTCGTTGGCTTTGCGGCTGACAACGTTCCGGGTGCAGTTGATGCGCCGAGCGGCGGTGTCAACCCCAATTTGCTCGTCAACTGGTACTTCGGGAGACCCGTGAACCAGAGAGGGCAGACGGAGTATACGGGTAATGCTACATACTCGATTGACCGATGGTGGACGCAATACGAAACGACGCTTAGCATTGTTGACGGTGGTATAAAAATTGGCGGCAAATGGGATGTGCAGCAATACTTCGAAAACACTTTACCGAATGCGACATATACGCTGTCTCTACTTTACAAAGATAGAACGGGTTCTGATCCGCTACGCCTGCTTATCGGAAATCGCACAGATGGCGACCTCGCCCAAACAGAAAGCAAAGATGCAAGCGGCATTCTCAGCGTTACGTTTTCGACCGCCAAATTGAATAAAGTCAATTTCGGTTTTACTGGTTCAACAGATAACTCCGCTACCATCATCGCTATCAAGCTCGAACTCGGCGACACGCAGACCCTTGCGCACAAGGAAAACGGCGTTTGGGTGCTTAATGAAGTGCCGGATTATGGGGAGCAGTTGGCGAGGTGTCAGAGGTATTGCGTGGATGTTACTCCATCCTTGACTTATAACTCAATGTATGGTGGCACTCTTTATACAGCAGGCTGTGACTTCCTTGTTCCTATTCCTGTAACTTTAAGGGAGAGTGGTTCTGCCCCTGTTGTTATTTGCAATCCCGCTGAGTGGCAAGTTGCGGTTGTTGCAGAGAACAAATGCTTTACACCAACTTCGATTAGCGTTTCTCAAACCACAAGCGGTGCTGTTGCGCTTAGGTGTTTGTTCAGTCATTCGCTTTCCAGTCAATATTGCGATTTGAGAAAAGCTGTTGACTCTGCAAAGCTAATTCTCTCCAAAGACCTATAAGGAGGTGACACCATGCAAACCCATAAATCTCGTGTATACGTCCTTCTGGACAGTGAAAGCCGTGTTTTGCGGTTGGAGGGAGAGTATTCCCTCCCGGCTGACCTTACCGGATGGACGAAAATTGATGAAGGCTATGGCGATAAATTTTCGCTCGCGCAGAGCCATTATCTTGATAAGCCGCTCTATGACGGCGCAGTTCTGCGTTATAAGCTCGTAGACGGCAAGGTGGTAGAGCGCACTGCCGAGGAAATCGAGGCGGATAAGGCGAAACTGCCGAAGCCGGTTATCCCGAAAACCAACGCAGAACTGGAAAGCGAGAACGCTAAGCTCAAGCAGCAGGTTTCCGCTCTTGCCGACCAGCAATCCTTTTATGAGGACTGCATTGCAGAAATGGCGCAAGTCGTTTATGCGTAAGGTAATCAACAATATTCGAGAACGTTTTGAAAGGATGTTTTTAATGATGGCAATGTTATTTGCACAGCGTGTAATTCTGGGTAAGTGTGAGTTTGAGCAGGTGCCGAAGAAGCTCCAGAAGCAGGTAGCGGAAATCCTGGTTGACGAATGCGGTATGCCGGAGCTTGTACCGGCGGAGTTTGGCGGCACCAAGGATGCGTAACA